TAAATGTAGTCATAAAAAACCACCTCCTACCAGGTAGCCCTGACAGGAGGCAGAATCTTACGATTTTAGTCCTTTTTATAAAAATCACATGTGTATCCGTCTGCTCGGAGGAGTAATCCCTCCGCCCATACCGGTAAAGTGGCCATTCTCTCACATATATCTTCAAGTTGCATATCCATATCAGCCTCTATGACCACTTCATCGTGGATATGGGCCACTATGCGGCAATCCCTAAGAATCCGTATTGAGTTCATGAGTATATCCCTACTCGTAGCCTGAACAATGTTCTCAACAAACTTAGGGCCATAGCTCTCAAGCCGCTCCCACTTCTTTGTGCCGCCGACACCCTCATAAGTGACAGACTCCCCGCCGAACTTATTCTCACCGATCCGAGGCTTCACATAAGCAAGTTCCCTTCCTGAAGGAAGCCGTATAAAGAGCATTCCGCTTCTGTAGCTTATGACCAAGCCATAGGTGTTTTGAACCTGTCTTGTCTTAATAGCTTTCTTCACGGAATTATCGATATCCCACCAGAATCTGACGATATTGGGATTGGCCTGTCTCCATGCAGATACCAGTTCGGGCAGTTCATCTTCTTCAAGCCCCATTTCAAGGGCACCCATAGACTTAAGAGCACCCACAGAGCCTCCGTACCCGAGAGCAAGTTCAGCAATCTTTCCCTTCTGCCTGAGATGTCCGTTTACTCCGTGCTTCTCAACCGGTACACCGAACATCTTCGAAGCAGATGCGCAGTATATATCCTCTCCGTCACCGAATGCCTTAATACGCCACCCTTCTCCCGCAAACCAGGCAATCACCCTTGCCTCTATCGCAGAAAAGTCAGCTACAATGAACCGCCTACCCTTTTCAGGAATGAAAGCCGTTCTGATCAGCTGAGATAACGTATCGGGAATATCATCATAGAGAATCTCAAGAGCATCCGTATCACCGCTTCTGACAAGGGAACGAGCCTCAGCAAGGTCTTCCATATGATTCTGCGGTAAATTCTGTAACTGAACGATTCTACCCGCAAATCGACCCGTTCGGTTGGCACCATAGAACTGAAACATACCTCTTGCCCGGTTATCCGAACAGACCGCATTCTGCATAGCCTGGTACTTCTTAACCGATGACTTTGCAAGCTGTTGTCTGAGTGACAATACATCCGCAAGATCATCCGAAGTATTCTTTATTGCTTCAGCGACCGCTTTCTTACCGAGGGTCTCCATCTCAAGACCATTATCCGAAAGCCACTCTTTCATCTGAACTACCGAGTTCGGATTATCAAGACCAGTCTGTTCCTTCATTGACTGCATAAGTTGGCTGCGTGAGTCAGCATCAAGGCTGATTGCTTTTTCAACAAAAGGCATATCAACAAGAATGCCCCTATCGTTAATCTCCTGATCCATCCAAAACTCTTCCCATACCTGCTCCGGTACAGGAAACTTCTGAAGCCTTGTCTGTATCTGCATCTCAGTTTCAACATCTCTGATGTTATAAGCCTTGAACCTTTCCCACTTATCGGCTGCATCGGTCGGCATGTTTCTCGTCCTGTTTCCATTTGACTTGGTTGGTTGGCAAGGGACGCAGAAATATCTGATGAGATCCTTGCCCTCTGTCAGCTTCTGCTTCTCAAGACCGAGTACCACGCCAACCCCTTCAAGCGAAAGAGGAAGCCCCATATAAGCCGACCAGACCATGCTGCATCTCCATTGCTTCGAATCAAGATAGTTCCCCTTAGGAAGACCGAGATAGCGAGAAAGGCATATTCTCTCAAACTGTGAGTTGAATGCCCATTTTGTTACTGAAGGATCTGTCAGAGCATCCCTTATCTCCTGTGGCAGTTCTTCACCTGATGCAAGGTCGATAACCTTAACCTCACCCCCATCTATGCTATAGCCAAACAGAAGGACTTCAAAATCAGGTGACTCGCTATACCGGTAAACACCACACTTCGCAAGAGGCTCTGAGGAGAAGGACTCGATATCAATTTCAAGATTTTTCATGTCTTACCTCCAAAGAAAAAGAGGCGGTATAGATATCCTCCATACCGCCCCGAATGTGTTACTTATTTAATTCTTCCATGCGCTTCTGATGATATTCCTCATCACGCTTAGCTGATTCTTTCTCCCTCTTATTACGCTGATAATCGTAATAGATGGTATGAAGTCCCGCTACCGCCCAGGATAAGATCAAGACAATGAAGCTTCCGAGAAGAATGTTGACAAGGACAGTACTGACCATAACTGAATCCATATCAGCACCCCCTTAATTCAAGAACTCATCGTCTGCAAGAGTCTCAAAATCATCGGATGCAGATGACTTACCACCGAGAGGTTCTCCGTCACTGATCTTCTGAATGTTGCCGAGTCCACATGCAACACCCTTGTTGCCGTTAGAGTTGAATGCGTAGAAGTTAAGAGACACTCTCGCATAACAACCGGAATACACTTCTCCTCTGTCAAGGATAGGCTTTACCGCACGATCTACGATCTGAGGAGCAGTAGTACTGTTGGCATTAAGGAAATAGTGACCCTTGTATGCCTCATCATCTCTCTCAGCATCTCCGTCTCTGAGAGGAAGTTTGATTGCAGCCTTATTAGGCTTCTTACCGCCGAACTTGGCAATACCTTCCTCGATAGCCGAATCTACGGCCTTGTTGATAGCATCAATCGTCTCCTTATCGTCCTTAGGAATAAGAACCGATACGGAATACTTCTCAGCTCCGCCGTTGATAGAAACGGGCTCCCAGCCGTGGAAGTATGAAAGACGAGTCTTAACACCTGTAATAACCTTAGTATTCTGTGTAGCCATTTTAATTTTCCTCCTGAATAACGTTAAATTCGTTTACTGCGTCTGTTACGTTCATAGCCGGTCTCTTGTCCGAATTAGGAACAAGAGTAGGCTTGCCCGGTGGTTTATAAATGAGGTCACCGAGAATTTCCTCAAACTTTGTCTTACCCATCAACTTCTGCATCTCTGTCATGGTGATAAGAGACTGACGATAGATGTCCGTGTAACCAGCTTCAATTGCCGCTTCAGCGACCTTCCCTTCGTCCTGGTATTTACGTACCGATCTACCTTCAACAATCTTGAAACCATTCCATTGCTTGCCGTGATTGATGGCTGCATCCGTTGCATATGCAAGGATCTCATTTGCCCACTTGGTTAAGTCAGGGATTATAGCAAGTACCTCTTCAATCTCACTGTCTGTAAGTAAGGGAGGTAACTTGAACTCCGACTTGGCCAAAGCAAGTTTCTCTTCGGCTCTTGCTCTGCACCTCGCAGCCGCTCTGCAGAAGGTGCACCATTCGCCCGGAGCATAGTCACCTTCACCGTTATAAGCAAGAATTGCTTTCGGCTTCAGTTCCGTCTCCGCCCATTCCTTGAGTTCTTCAACCGAAATAGTCCAGGTACTGACATTTTCGCGTCTCGGCTGAAAGATGCTCATTGACACTTCACGGATATCGTAAAGACTGTCATAGATCTCAAGGGCACCAAGTGCATAGAGCATCATCTGCGGATTGTTCTCAGCTTCTACAAGGACTCCCATACCATACTTGAAGTCGATGATATGAAGCTTGTCATCGGAGATTATGATGCAATCCCCTGTACCGAAGCCATCAGGCACATAGCAAGAAAAATCAAGGTGCTGCTCGATGAGGATAATCGGATCGGTGCATTTCTCTTTTGCTTCCATGTAATGTTCCATTACGAACTGGACATACGCATCACTGCACTCTTCCATCTCATCAGAGTCATACTCCGATGTAGGTCTCTTTGACCTTCGCTTTAGTGCCTTTTTCAACTTGTGTTCACAGAGAGCATGTGCTGCCGTTCCTTCCCTTGATGCTTCCGAACCGGTATTCTCAAATTCCAGTTCCAGCCTTGCCGATGGTAAGCAGTTAAGCCATCTGTGTGAACTCGAAGCTGACAGTATTGCATGTTTAGCCATTTCCGAGTCCCTCCGCTTCTTCAAGTACTGCCTTGAAGTCCTTAGGATCAATTTCGCTTAAGCGGTTTGCCCCGAACTTCTGGATAAGGCTCTTAACCTCAGCCGTGAAGCCTTCCTGACTCTTCTGAGCGAGAACTCCGCGGACTTTCTCAAGTGAGATATCCGGTTCTGCCTTCTTCGTTGGCTTCTGCTCAATGGCCTTGGACTGCTCTTCCTCCGACAGACCTTCCATTACGGTATCGCATACCTTCTGGACACTGTCAGAGAGTTTCCTCATGTCCTTAACGACCTGTAACACAAGCTGTGCTACATTCAGAATCAACTCGATCTTGTTCATCTCTTTCACCTCCTCCCGTTGGTTCGCTGATTGTCACTTCTTCGACGTTGTCACCGGGAATGAGGATTGTTACTCGCTGCTTGCTTCCAAAGAGGAATCGTAAGAACCTTTCTCTTAAGGAAACCGATCTGCAGGTAACCACACCCAGCGTTCTCGGGACTTTTGAAACACTGATTTTCAAACTGTGCTTCATGTTTACTTCCTTCTTTCCGAGAGCTATTTGTTTTGTGCCTCTCTGATTGGTAGCCTTGGGAGTTATCAAAGTCTTACGATTTTCCAAAAACTTTTTTCAGATGGCTTTTCACATCGAGTGCTCTCAATGTGTAGCCATGTAGATAGGGGTAATCTTACGATTTTAGAAAACAAATAAAAAAAGCCTGTAGAAATCTCCAAAGAGAAATCCACAGGCTCTATAGTTATATTCGTGTAGTGTATGAAAGGCAAATCCACCCAGCACCGCTCTTAAGTCTTCCCCATCCATCCTTTTCCTCAACGATGGTAAAGACACCAACTCCCGTAAACTTACCGGTTCTGTCATAATTTGTCCCAGGGCCTTTACGGATGTTTAGATTAGGAATCGATACCTTGACAGTATATGCCGCTCCATTGCTTACTGTAGGCTTGACTCCTTTAGCATACTTATCATAGATGGTCTGTCCATATGCGGTTCTTTTCTTCTTAACGGCATCTCCCTGATTGGCAGGCTTCTCATAACCAGTAAGCACTATGACTGCTGCCTCCTCAACCGACTTTGCCGATACAAGCGTATCGAATACCGCCTTATATCCTGTTTTCAGTTCATGAACCAGGAATTCAAGCTGCATAGCCACATCTCCGATAGAAGTTCCCTTCTGCTTTGCGAAATCAAGTAGATTCTTCTTCCTTGAATGATATGTCCACTGTGCAAGTCCGTATCCTGCTTTATCGGTAACGAAGTTCGGATAGTTATTCCCATCTACAAGTCTAGTATACTCCTCATCTGTGATATTCAGTTTCTTATTGTAAGAATTCTGAAGGTTAGTGGAACTCAGGCCGCTCTCAGCATAAAGATTACCCATCAGACCAGCTACACCATACTCATTACCAATCTGTGACAAAAGGAAGGTCCATATCACATTTTCAGGTGTGCTCTGTACCGGTTCAGATACCACTACTCCCATCTTCTCACTGACGGCTTTCCTGAAGGTATCCATTGTATAAGGAAGACCAAGTCCTTTCCAAAGATGCTCCGGATCTGCATGACCTGATGCCACACCTCTCTTGTATCCTTCACTGTGGCTGATGATGACACCATCCGCCAAAGGATTAAGATTAAAATCCTTGCAGAGTTTCGCATAAAGCTCTACCGCAGAATTATATGTCCTTGTAGCCACTTCTCTTGCAGTCTGAATATCGGAACAGGTGAAGTTCGCACCACCCGTATATTTAATGCATGAAGGTTCGCACATCTCTACCCCAATATGAGTATTATTTGCACTGCCCCCGGCATGCCACCCTCTATGATTCCAAGGCAAAGTCTGATATACAGTTCCGTCATTTCCATCAATGAATCCATGCACACAGGCTTTATCGTAAGAAGCCTTATTCCAGTTCTTAATAAAAACGGATGCACTCGGTTGAGCACACCCTACGGAATGGAGCATAAGTCCCTTTACTGTTATCTTCCTCCCTGCCGTAAAGCAAGGATTATTGGTCATGATAGATTCAACCAGCTTCATTTCTCGCATCCTCCTGTTTCATTGCATAAACGGCTGACTCGATAAGGTTCTCAAGCTGCTCATCTGTAATGGACAGGTTCTTCTGCTTTGCAAGATCTAAGAGGAACTCTTTTACAATGGCTTT